CCTTATCCGGAGTAAGCTTTCTCTCATTAGATAACTCATCATAGAGTCTAATGGCATATTCTTGTGCTTGATCGTTTTTCATAAATTACCTCCTATTTAGGAAGTAATTAGTGTAACATAATTTTATTATTTAATCAATGTCTTTTTCAATCAAAGATTCACATCGTTGATTATCAACATCGTAAGGGGAAGAAAGAAAATATATCTTAGGTGAAGAATCTTCAGAAACAAATCTTTTACACTCATTTCTAAGCGGGCAATATTGTCCGGAATCGGTGACCCCTTTGCATTTTATGACTTCTTCTGATTTTATATTTGAATCAACATTTAATTTTTCCATGGCAAGCTCTTCCGCAGGTAAGTGTTTTTGTATACTTGTTGGTTTTAAAGGTATTCTCACAAACACTGCATTTCCTTTCTTCATCATCTACTTTTGAATCTCTTCTGAATTTGCTTTTGCAAGCATTTGAGCAAAATCTCACTCTACTTATTTTCTTACTTTTAAAATCTTTGTAGCAAACTTCACATTTATAATCCAAAGGATCCCATTTGCCAAAATTGTTTTTTGCTGCATGTATACGATGCCAATGCCTACCCTCTTCACTTGCATGCCATTCTTTGGTCAAGTGACGATATTTATCAGCCATGTTTCTAGCACTTTCTTTTCTATCAGGATCTTGCATATGCAAACTTAAATGACGACTTCCTTTAATTAATTCCAAATTTTCAATGGTATTGTCAGATTTATCATCATTGATATGATGAATGTGATAACCCTTAGGTATAATTTTATGAATGTTTTTCCAAACCCACTGGTGTGCACGAATCCTAGGATTATCTTTCCCGTAATCACATGAAATCCAGTATCCTGTTTTTTTGTCCTGATAAAATTTTCTTCCGAAATGTACTTGATGACTTGACATGGTAATTACCTTCGTTTATGATAACTTATCGTAACAAAACGAATGTTCTATGTCAATTAATATGCGCAACCTTCACAGAAGTCTGAATTATATTCATAGGTCATCTATATCCCCCTGCTCCCTGACCGTAAAAATCAGAATTATAATCAGATTCATATATTTTTCTCTTAATTTGTTCCGCTGTCAAATTTTCGTCTGGGTGGGCAAACTCTCCCATTGGGAAAGCTGTAGCGCAGGCATAGCGTAATGCATCGATAACGTGATCGTTTTTCTTGACGGGTTGATCTACCCCTCTATCTGCGGCTTTAGGATCCCACGCATAACTCTGAATATGTTCTAATAATGTATTGCAGGATCTATGGATAACCAAATTTAGGTTGGCGATGAACTTGCTCACTATCTTTATTCCTAACAATACATCATTTTTTGCGTCTACTACGGGATAATCGGCTTGCCGTAGGGCTATTTTTAATGAGGCTGCCGCTGGATCTATGTATATAGCAGAGATGTTTTTATAGCCCATAAATTGTTTTAGATCCTGTACAATTTCCTGGTCAGTTTTGCTCCTTCCCTTAACAGCAGAATCATAATAATACTCAGATTCAACGCGAATTTGAGGCCACGAATAAGGAGTAACCGCACAAATGACAGCAGCAGTCGGGTTAGTGGTACCGTAATCGATACCCATAATATAGTAGTTTGGATTGTTGTCCGCATGGATATATATATTGTCTGAACTAAACGCATCGAAAACCAGGCCATGAGAGACAGCCCACTCACCCAAAATATACCTTGCATACCACATCCCCGAGTATTCTTTTTTTAAATTTGTTTTATATGATTCATCTAGCGACGGATTATCGTCTAGCGTGAAATTCCAATAGATAAGGTCAAGTTCTTTTGACCTATCGATAAAATCTTTTTTCAGCCAATGAGCTGGTCCTTCAGGGTTGCAAGTAGCAAATAATTGAGACCCTGTAATTGACAATCTCGATAAAAGCATACGCCAGAAAGGCAAAGGAATACAGGTCGCTTCATCCACATAGGCAAATGCTAAAGTAGATCCTTGAATTTTTCTAACTGAGCTTTCATCATGGGCACCGACGAAATAAATTGTTCTTCCATAAAGAGTAGCCTGCATTGTTTTTGAAGTTGGAACAGGGAAACCCAATATCTTATATAGGGTAGGAAGGACGTTGCGTTGAATTGAATCTCTAGAGACGCCAATTATCATGCCGTCACCCTTTGGGCCAGACCGCATGAAATCGATTAATTTATATATGCTTGAATAAGTTTTCCCTGACCGAACCGCCCCGCACCAAATATTAAGGCGTTTGTTCGCTTGGTAGATGCTCAGTTCCTGCTTTGGACTCAATTAATAGTCTCCTAAGTTCTGCGTTTTCGGCTTTGAGTTTAGCCAGATCTAAGGTTTCTCCTATCACGTCATCATTGCTTGATGTGTCTTTATTTTCACTATCTATCCAACCTCTTTCTTTCCCTTTATACCGTAGGGTAAATTCTGAGGCTCTCTGGGCTACCGCTGGATTTTCGGTAACTTGAGACATATTATATCTATTAACATATTCAGCTAGATCTAAATCAGTATAACTATTGTAACCTCTTATTTCATCTAATATTTCTTTTGCTTTAGGATCTTTTTTAAAATATGAATAAAGGGTGTGAGGAATGATATTTAATTTAGCTGCAATTGCTTTAGCATTACCATGTAATTTAATACATATTGCTCTAAATTCTTCGTGATCGGGTGGTTGAAATGCGTATCCGCTAGCCATAAATTTACGCCTTCATTTTTTTGCCACAAGTCGGGCATTTGCAAGATTCTTCTTTTACGGGCTTTTCTTCGTCAAGAGAACCATCAACAAAAAGCTCTAACTCTTTTTGACCAAAGCCCCATTCAACTAATTCGCAGACGTCCCATTCATTTGCTAAAATATCAAAGTCCCATTCGCCAGTATTCTTGTTTAATCTTATGTTTAACTCTTCAACATCTTTTTCATCAAGTGTCTTATCTGGAACATAGCACTCTATCTCTTTTAATTTTAGCTTTTTTAGGATTCTTAACCTTTGATGACCGCCGATGATCGTGTTATCTGTATTAATTATCGGCTTATCGATCAAACCAAACTTTGACAAACTTTTCTCTAAGTGCTTAGCTTGTTCGTGGGTTAAAGTCCTAGGATTCTTTGAATATTCCTTGAGATCTTTAATTTTTCTGGTTTCGAGTTTCCAAGTTATCATTATCAAAATGCCTTAGTTCGTTTACCAAGCAAGTTAGCAGGTGGATATATTCATGATTCAATCTACAATGACAAATCATCGATTCGCTAGTTTTATGACAATGGGGGCAAGTATGATAATTGCCCCCTGTCGCTCTTTCTAAATCAAATCTTCGCATTTAGCCAAAACCCTTTCTAGAAATTTTTATTACTAAAAGCTTTTAGCAATCAAAAGATTGACCGAATGACTTTTTGCATGCTCTTTGCCGCAAAAGTAATGGTATTCTAATGATGTGTGATAGCTTTCATTAATGGGGTACTTTAATCCAATGATACCCTGATAAGCCAATCTATTGTCTCTTAGATTACCGGATGATGTACCAAAATCCCTTTTCATTTTTCGAAATTCTGTATTTTGGCAAAAGCCAATTCCAGCACCAATAGATGGAACGAAGCCCGCAACACTAATGGATGTAATATCATAGTGTAGGTTTACCATGTACGACCATGAATGAAAATGATGATATTCTTTCGATAGAATCTTATCGTCAAGATTATCAACTTTGTACTTTGTTCCAAAATGACTTCTTCGATAAGAAACTTCAACCTCAGCTCTAGCACTGTAATCTTGCAATAGATATCCATATCTAGCAGATCCAATGAATCCAACTTTCAAACCTGAATTAGAAGCATTGGTGAGCTCTAGATTATCAGTACCACCGCCCAAAGCAATATATTGACCAGCATAAGCCGGCGCGACGGTTAGCAAACAAAAAGACAAAATAAATTTTACAAATTTCATGTTAACATTTTCCTTTTTTCATTTTTTCGAGCTTTTTATCTCGAGGTTTATCTTTCTTGACCAATTGATCCATCATCTTATCGATCTTTTTTTTGTCCTTTAAGATTAGTTTGTCCATGTTTTTTTCTCACAAGTTTAGTTAATTTTTTTTTAATGGTTCACAGCCTATCATCCATAGCTGACCATCACTGCTAACAATAAATTTAGATTGGTCTATTTTATCACAAAACATCATCAAAAATCTCCTCGAACTCTTCGAGTATTTCCTGGTATGTATTGGATTTAGTGATCATTTTTTTATCGATAAAACAATCATTATCAATCTGATTTTCTAACGAAAACAGCTTCTTCCTCAAGGTGCTTGCGAATTTACGCAACTTCATAACTAAGCTTTCGTCCATATATTAACCTATCTTCAATAAGGTGCAAAATCTCCATGCTATTTTCTTGCATGGTTATCTGCATTTCTTCGTAGGTTATGATTTTTTCAAAAATTAAGTCAATAATTTGTTCAGGGGTCAGGTTGATTTTTTTCATAAATTTCTATCCTAATTTTGTTGGTTTTTGGCTCTCCTTTTTCTTGATCAAATTCCCATTTGATTTGTTCCGATCCATCCGCAAACCCAGGTCTTAAACCAGGTATCAGATAATCTGAGATTGCATCAATGACAAATTTAAAGCTAGCAGGCAAATTGTCGTGAGAATCTAATTTTCTAGGAGATATTCGAATCAATTTAACAAGGCAAGGTGGTTTGCAATCGCATCTTGCCAGCATCATTTTAATGATTTTTTTTTGTTTTTTAGCACGATTATATCGGACTTGCCAGCTGCCAGATGTGTTGGCCTCTGATAAGACTTTTAAAGGGATTTCGATGCTAAAATTTTTTTCCATTTTTTTTATTTGTTCATTTTGATAATGTTGGGTTATCCATTTGCGCATATAGTTTAGGGGGAACTTTTGTTCCCCCTTTTTTTCTTTGCATGAAATTCAAAAGTTTGCATAATGAAAACGCTAGTATAGCATTCATTTTTTTGGTCCTTGTTGGTTAATTGTCTATTTTCTGGGCGGGCTTGCAGGCTCGCTCAGATTTTCTTTAATACTTACCGTTGGCTTTACATACTCATCCAAAGCTCTTAAGATTTGAACGGATAAACGCTTTTGCATTTCATTGGTTTCATAATAAGCGACAGGAAGCCACTTTATTTCGCCTCCAACGTCCTTTTTGTAGTTAGGGAATGATATCCACCGGCTCGTCCCTTTTTGCATTATTGTAAGGCCCGCAAGAACGAATCCTCCCCATTTGTGCATTTTTACGCTAATTGTTCCCTTGTTGCAGCCGCTATCGCAAGGGTTATACTCTATTACTTCGATCATCTTATACAATCCATTCTTTTTGTTTTAATTCATCCAAAATGCTTTGAATTTCTTCAATGCTTTCAGGGCCTTTTTTCTCTATCTCATTAATATCAATTGGATCTTTGAAATTTCTTGTAAAAATTAACTCGGCGATCATTCCAATCGCAGCAAATGAAAGATCTGGATCTTTGCAAATTAACTCTAAAATTTTATATTGATTTACGTGCATTTTTTCGCCTCCTCAAAATTATAAAAAAGTTTTTCTATTTTTCCAGTTCCTAAACTTTTAGCTTTTACTTCGACGCTCATAATATCAAAATCAAAAGGTATATTTAGAAAACAGGATAAATTTCTCTTTGAATCGTGTAATCTATCTGTTTCATTACATTTACTTGAGCATACGCCAGAATATTCGCTTTCTTCAGGTAAATAATTTTTACCGCAAATAAAGCATTCTCTTCTTTTCATATATTCGATTTGGCAAATACGATTGCAAAACTCTTTGTTTTTATTGGTTATTTTACTTTCACAAAATGCACATGTTTTATCCGACATATTTTTCCTTTACATATTGTTGAAGATCTTCAGGGTCTCTTTTAAAATCAAATTCATAATCATTATTTTTATCTTTAGCCATTGTTCCGTAGATTTGAAGATTATTTAAATTCATATATTCCTTATATTTAATAAAAAACTCTCTATTGACAACAAGGTTTTTTTCTTGGATATCCCATTTATTATCTAGGCAAGACCTTAGCCATCCCATTTTATTTGGAACCAAAGCCGGTTTCTTTTTCAAAAGCTTGATTGAATCAACGACTCGATCTAGTCCATATTTTTCTATCCAAATTCGAATTGTTTTGGGGCTAGGATTGATTATCGATAGATGGTCTGATAGAACACCTTCTAAAACTACGATATCCTCAAGAAGGGCTGTTTCCTTCGTTTTTTCATTATTTAATAGAGACAAAGGAACAACAACTCCCCCTTTAGGGGGTTGGGGGGTGACAGAGTTGTAAACATCTTTTTTCTTTCTTGTTTCTTTTTTAGACAAAGAAACAACTTCTTGTTCTCTTGTTTCTTGTTTGTGGTCGTTCTGCTGGTCGTTCTGCTGGTCGCCATTTTCAATAAAATCGCTTGTCAATAGCTTGTAGACAGAAAAACTGCTGGTCGAACTGCTGGTCGAACTGCTGGTCGCTATTTTATTTATCCTGGATCTTATTTGGCGATGGGTTAATCCTGTTTCTTTAGCACAGGCATCTCGACCAAAAACAAATTCAAAAGGCTCAAGTTTAATTTCATGAATCCCGTTACTTTTAAATTTAAATATATGGGAAGATGTTCGAATTCTTTTCATAATAAAAAGAATTAATTTCATCATGCACGGGTCTTCCAAGAATTCATTTGTCATAAACTCTTTAGGCACAGGATAAAATTGATAAGGTATTTTATTTGGATTGGCTTTATCTTCAGACATTTACTCCCCATAATACGAAGTTGTTAGTATTTCTTGACCAAAAAGATTGACTAACCGCATAATAGGAGTAGTTTTTAGAGCTCCTTATGCGAGTCTATTATGTGGTTAGTCTTAAAGCCCGGCACCAACCGGGCTTTTCTTTTTAAATTGTCCACCATAAATTTTGATTGAGATTATTAGCAACCAAAAAAACTTTTGGTTGAAAAAAAACTCAAAATTTTTTAGTGTAGGAAATGAACTCCTATAGTTTAGTTGGGCATTCTCTTAAATGCCATTAAGCCCGCTCCGACGGGCTTTTTTATTTTACCACGACAACTTCGTTTCACCAGTATTTTTATTGAAACTATAAATACGTGGGCTGTGAAATACATTTCCATTGCTCAAATGAACATCTTCATAAATGACCACGATATAGTCATATTGATGTTTAAAAAAATGCATCACTCCGAATATCGTCATTATTATCATTCCTAACCATATTAAACCTTTCATCTTGTCCCTCCTTAGTTTATCTCGTTTGGCTTAACTTCGCCGTTTGTCTCAATCTCAATTATCTTCGCTAATGATACACCGGCTTTTGCTTGTCCATTGGCTAGCATTCTAATGTAGTTAGCTGACACGCCAACTTTTTTTGAAAACTCAACTGCTGATAGTCTTTTAAAATGTAAATAGTCTCTTAAGTTCATTTGTTCCTCTCGTTTTGTGTATGGCACGATTTTATCATATCCTGACTTTATTTTCAATTTCGATAATTTTTATTTTTTTGTAAATTTCTGTTGCAACGATAAATCTTTTATGATAAGATGATGTACATCAAAGCAAGTCTCCCAGATGAGCAGCCCTCGAGTTGCCTGGTTGTAGCGGCTAAGATAAATAAACCAATAGGAGTAAAAAAATGGAGAATTTAATTAGAAAAACGATTCTTTTTATAATATTTGTCTTAACTTTTTGTTTTTCAGTACATTATGCTCTAAGAGATATAAATGTTACGATTAACCACAGAATAGAAGGTACCAATCAATATGATGGGGGAAAAATAAAATTACAGCACGAATTAACTTTAAGAACTGGTTACTTGAGTCCTATTGAGATTAACTTAGGGAGTAAATAAAAATGGATGCTTTACAAGAATTTATCGAAACAGCAAATAGACTTTGTGCCAGACTGGACAAGATGGCAGAAGATGAAAGACAATTCGGGTTTGATATTTGTTCCAAGCTCGAAAACATTTCGTACGAAACATTTAAAGTGGAACAAGATTTAAAAGGACTTCAGTCATACATGAGGGGTGAATAATGGATTGGGTAGAAGATGATAGATCAAATGATCTGATTTACGAAGAAATGATAAGGTTGCAGGATTTGCTTTTTAAAAAGCTTACTCCAAAAGAAAAGGCTGCTTTATTTGAAAATTTTGAAGAATATTTAAACTTAACTATTTTAGAAAACGAGCAAATGGAGATGGATTCATATGACTAATTTAGTACCAGTTAATCATGAAATGCAAACGTTGCAGATTATTGCAAAGACAGCCCATGCAAGCGGTTTGTATAATGGAGTTGGCGGAGAAGCTAAAATCCTAATGGTTCTTTTAGCAGCTCAAGATTTAGGCATAAAACCGACTATAGCTTTGAATGGCGGAATACATAACATACAGGGAAAAATTGAGATATCTGCTAGGCTTATGACTAGCTTGATTCGTAAAGCTGGCCACAATGTTAAAATAAAAGAATGCAATGATAAGATTTGTATTATTTACGGCAAGCGTTGCGATAACGGGGACGAAGCAGAGGCTATTTTTAGTGTTGAGGATGCCCATAAAGCTGGACTAATGAGTCGAGACAACTGGAAAAAATACACTCAAGATATGCTTTACGCAAGGGCTATGTCTAGGCTTGCAAGAAGATTGTTCCCAGATGTTATCGGTACTTCGTATGTTGAGGGGGAAATTGATCCGAAGGCAGAAAAAGAGCCTATATACACAGAGTGCGAGGTTAAGAACTCCCCTATAGTCGAAAGCGATGATAGCAAAATAATATCAGAAGCATCGATCAAGGAATTAGAATTTTTAGAAGGGCTTTGCGATCCCTTATACGTAGATAAAATAAAGAATCACATGAAATCAAATGGTTGCGAATCATACAATCAAATGACGCAAAAGTTATTTAATCCTATATTTTTAGGAATGAAAACCAATGCTGAAAAATATCAAACGGCGGTGAAAAATGGATGAAGAATTAGAAATGATTGAAGAAATTGATCTTGAGGAAACAATAGATTTGGATGATTTTTTTGAGGTATTGTTCCCAGAGGCACCACATGAAGATAGTTGATTTAGTACAAGGTAGCGATGATTGGCACAAGTTTAGGCGTTGCCATATCGGGGCGTCCGATTGCAGTATAATCATGGGTATAAATCCTTGGAGATCTCAACTACAATTATGGAACGAAAAGGTTCATGGAATTGAACAGCCAATGAATGACGCGATGCGAAGGGGTCAAGAAATGGAATTAGATGCCCGTAAAGCTTACGAATTCATGTCGGGCAATGAAGTTATGCCTATGGTTGCGGAACACGATCTGTGGGAATTTGTAAGTGCTTCTTTTGATGGCATATCTAGTGATTTTGCAAAAGGGGTCGAAATCAAATGCGGGGCTAAAAGCTTTAATCAGGCAAAAGATGGGGTGATTCCCCCCTATTATTTTGCTCAAATGCAACATCAAATGTTAGTTTCTGATTTAAAAGTTATTGATTATTTTTGTTTTAACGGAAAAGAAGGAATACTATTAAAGCAAGAGAGAGATGATAATTTTATTTCGAATTTGATTGATCGTTATTGTTCGTTCTGGCATCATGTTCTGAGCAAAACGGAACCAGGCAACCCATATGAAACAACTAATGCTTTTTGACGAGCCAAGAGATCTTGAGAGAGAGATTGATAAATTACGTGAAGACATGGACAAATTAAGAAAGTCTCTTCATGCAAAGATTGGTGAAACTAACAGGAAAATTTCTGAAATAGATCACGATCAAAAGGTTATTTCAATTAATTTATGTAAGGGGAAATTAATTGTTTGATAAATTATTGAATAGGCTTTCCTTTACCATTAATCATTTTTTTCATGTCATCCCAAGCATAAACTTCTCTATGAGGCATGATCGGAGCATAGATAGGCGCTTGTCCTTCTATCGTCATTTTAACATGATGGTTTTCTACGTGATGATAAGGGTTGGGAACGCCGTTGGTATAAATTAATTCATGTTTTCGATGGCATTTTTCATCGAATTCATAATCAATTTTTTTACCTGGATGCATTGATGCCATAAAGTCTTTTAGCTCAAAAAAGTCCATATTAAACCTCAAACTGTTTCGTAAGTTAATTGTGTCGCAAAACCATTAGTTGCCGTGATTGTTGTGTTTGCAGCTGCAGTCGCAGCAGCTCCAATGTAATATAAAATATTGGCTGCCGTGGTGTTTCCTGCTGGGTTCATATAAGCTACTGCATTGACGCCCAAAGCTAGGTTAAATGTTCCGGTCGTTACCAATGATGGGCAAAAGGCAGTAGTTGCGTTATTCACAGCAGTAAAAGGCAAATTATCACATTGAACGTTTCCTGTGGCGGTTCCAATTGTTGTCCAGTTACAATAAATAGAAACAGTAGCAAGCCTACCTATTTTTTGATACCTTCCGGCGTTATTAGACATCGCTACAGTTCCAGCAGTTCCAGAACCTCTAATTGTAACGTTAAAAGTACCTTGGCTAAATACTGATAGAGTACTTGTTCCGTCAAAAGTTAATCCGGTTCCAGTAGAAGCCGCACCAATTCCAAGGCCAGTTAACCTTTGAACTCCCGCTTGACTATTCAATGCGGTTTGAGTTGATGTGTTAATTGTGCTTGAGGTACTTATAAAATCAATTTGACCATATTTAACAGTTCCGGCACCAGTAATGGCATTAGCATTGGACGAGCTTACTATGCATTCGTTGACGTTTGCAGTAGTAGAAATAGTGATAGCCGATGCAGTACCTGATTGAACTTGAGATTGTAAAATGTTTTGTGATCCGCTTCCACCAAGCGTGAGACATGTTGTATTAGTACATACAATAACTGAACTACCAAACCCTATACCACCTGTTCCAGAAACAGTAATTGGATTTGTAATTAGCGTATATCCAGCCGTGAAAGTACCCGCAGATACAGTGCTAGCGGTAGTCGATCCTCCTCCATTGCTCATTTGGCTATAATTAAAAGCCAGAGATCCAGCACCAGACATTGAAAATAATGCAATGCCTGTTGTCGCTATATTTCCTCTGCATTCGGTTATTAATATGCTTGAACTTGATGAAGAAGATGAATAGACAATACCGGTTGCGTTTGTGCAATTAAGAAAGCATCCGAATAAAAGAACAACCGTTGCAGCACTTCCGCTAACAGTTAGGAAAGCTGCTGAATTAGTTTGTAAATTTATACCGCTTATAGATCTATTGCCCGCATCTGTACAGGTAATATTTCCAACAATTGTCACGTTAGGAGTGGTAGAATCGCATTGATATGCTGCAAGATTAATGTTAGCTGGCAGAGTGAAGTTTTCTGTATATGTTCCGGGCTGTAAAAAAATGGTGCTATTTATACCTGTTCCTTGAGCGGCTGCAATAGCTGCTGTAATGTTAGTAAAATTAGCCCCAGTGCCAGATGTGCTAGATGCTACAATAAATCTCGCTGTGTGTAGATCAGTAGCGGCTGCAGTAGAAGTAATTATCGGATCTCCAGAAACACCGGTACCATTCGTGATCGTGATACCAGTTCCCGCGGTCAATGTTCTTCCGTGGAATATACCCGCTCCATTATGGGAAACAAATCCTGTTTCAGAAATGTTAAGGTCGTTAGCTAAACCTGTCATTTTTTATCCTATGCTAAAGTAAATGAACCAGCACTTGAAATCGCGTGCCACGTAGTGTCTGAAACCCGGTACACAAGCGTAACGATATTGCCCTGAGCTGTGCTTGTAGCCGTTCCAGCAACGCTTGAAGTGGTTTGGCTAATTTCTATTTGTTGACCTCCTGCCGCTTGTATAACGACAGCTGAAGCCGTATCTACATAAATTATTACCGTGCTTCCAGTAACTAAAGAAGCAGAAGGCAAAGTAACAGTTAAAGCAGCAGTGCAAAAATATCCATTTTGAACAGACGCCGCAAAACTAACCGCTTGATCTGACCAAGGGAATCCGTCATTGACAACGTTTATAGTAATGGTGCTTCCAGCTCCGGATGTTGAAGCTCCCGCACCACCTAAAACATTTAAATTATTTGCTGCTGGAACTGCTATACCACTATCCGTGGTGAATTGGATAGGAACTGCTGGGGGAAGATTTCCTGAAGTAGTTCCAACAAAAAACTGGCTCATGTATTACCTATAGCCTGAAATATAGATGTTAAGACCCGCGGAGCTGGCTGTCCCTTTTCCGTAGACAAGTTGACCCTTTCTTCCGTTTAATGTACCTGCAGCATAGGAGGAATTATCTCTATGATTTGCTTGAAGATCAATGATCATCGTTCCTTTAGATGGCAAGTAATCATTATTGATGACTCCATCATAAGAAATTGTTACACCGGTTGATCCATCGTTATATATTTTTAAAATTTTAATGTCGTATTCAAATCCGACGCTGCTCGTGCCTGCCTGCTGAGCCGCTCCATTCATCACTTGATACGTACCTGTTAAAGTAGTCGCGTCAAAAATTGCCATCTCAATACATTGAAAGGTATCTAGTTCCATAACTATTCCTGGATAGAATTTTGAGCTGCCTGAGCTTCTTGAGCCTGTTTTTCTTCAATTTCTTGTTTTTTT